AACTCATCACCATATGTTTCAAAAGCATGTTCAATATCATCTTCACTTAGATAACTATGGTCATTTGATATATGGTTTTTAATTGGTTTATATTTTTCTATAAATTCATCTAGTTTAATTTGCATAATTAAAACCCTCTCAATACTAATTGTTTTGGTTTACGCCATCTGTATCTGGCGTTCCATTCTTTTGTAATAGCGGTTTGATCCGCCTTTGATTGATGATGTTCGTTAAAATGAATTAATCGCAATTCA